ATCAACTTTTAAGGGTGAGCGAAAAACCACAAGGCAGCCCCTAAAATTATCCATGTCCTTGTGATATACTTTAAGCAAGTGGGGGAAAAGAGTAGTATGAGAAAACACGCCAAGTGGGTAAGTAAGAAGATAGCGGAAGAGAAAGCGAAGTCGCTGGTCGGTGAAGTAAGGTCGGCGTATTTTGAGTATAAAGAAAAAGTCGGGAGTGTAAAGGCGAAGAATACAAAGGCGATGACTGATGAGAAGAATAAGAGCGGCAAGTTGTGGAATAAAGAGAGTGAAGAGAAGTTAAAGGCGGAGATAGAGAAAGAAGAAGTAAAGGACTATAAGACATCGTTCGTATCGTATATAAAGAAGTTTGCGCCTTACTTTTATATATCAAGGTATCATTTGTTTTTGGTGTTGATGTGTCAAGTAGCGTATGAAAAGGCGAGTATACGGGGTGAGAGCGTGGTGTTGGCGATAAGTTGTCCCCCACAAACGGGTAAAACGGAGGTCGTTCATTTGTTTGCCTCGTGGTTGAGTTTGAAGCACCCTGACGAAACAGTGTTGATGTTTTCTTATGGGTATGTTCATGCGGCTCGTATCGGGCGGAAGATGATGACAGTGGTTGATAAAGCAGCGAGTGAGTTTGGTCTTGCTGTGGCGAAAGATAGACGAGCAATAAATAACTTTGGGTATGAGGGTTATCGTGGTGGTATTGAGAGCATGGGTATTGATGGAACATCGACTGGCGTTGGCGGCGTGTTCAAGTTCATAGACGATCCGTTAAAAGATGATGATGAAGCAAGTAATAATAGTATTCGTGATAAGAAGTGGGAATATATTGAAGATAAGGTAATGACAAGGAGTAATGTGTTGCCTAATGGCGGTTCGATTACTTTTTATATTATGACAAGACGCCATGAAGATGACCCGATTGGTAGACTTGATAAGATGTGGATACCAAAAGAGTTGTCGGTTGATGGGTTTGCTCGGAAGTATTGCGAGTATGTGCGTATTCCTTTTGTATGTGATGATGATAGAAACGATCCACTTGGTCGTAAAGTTGGAGAGCCACTTGACGCTTATGCCCCGAAACATCGTGGTTTAGGAATTGATAGGGCTAATTATTTACAAGGAACTATATCGACTAGACGATGGTTGGCACAATATCAACAAAGACCGACACAAGAAGATGGTAATGTGATTAAACGGAATATGTTGAAGTTCTATGATACGCTACCGCCAGAGTTTGAAAAGATTGTGTTGTCGTGCGACTTGTCTAATGAGGGCAATAATAAGAGCGACTTTACTGCTTTTACCTTGTGGGGTAAGTTGGGAGAGAACCATTATCTAATTGATTTTGCTGAGGGTAAATGGTCGTTTAGTTCGCAAACAACGATTATCACTAAATATTGCGAGTTGTATCCGATTGATAAAGTCTTGGTTGAGAAACGGGCGACGGGAACTGCTATGATTGATTACCTACAACAAATGTTAAAGATTAAATCACCCGTTGTGGGTTTTGAGCCAAAGTTCTCAACGAAGTTACAAAGGTTGGATAGTGTCGAGCCATACTTTACTGCTGGGCAAATATATATACCTAGCGAGAAAGTTAAGAAAAATGTCGAAAGCGTGTTTATTGCCCAAGTGTTGGCGTTCCCTAATGCTAAAAACGATGGGCTTGTTGATACGACATCGCAGTATCTTATTGATGATAAAATGTATAAAAGTGGTCGTATGGTAAGAGATGATACTGGTTTTTATTCAAAACTTGGCGAATTTTGGCGTAGATAGTAAAAATATGTTGTAAAATAAATAAGTGAGGTGCTTAACATGATACGAGTAAATGCGACTACTAATGACATTTTAGAGATTGAGAAACAAGGGGAGTTTAGTTTAGAACTATTAGCACTTGTTAATAATGCCTTTAACCAATTCAAAGAAACTTTGCCAGATATGAACGAAAACATTGAGTTTTATAAAGGCAAGAAACCATTTAATAAGAATTATTACTACTCGGTAGACTTTACCGCTGGTGGTAATATTGACTTTGAGGAAATATCAAAGCAAAACATTAACTATGCCAAGTATATCGTAGACCAAGAAACATCAATCTTTGTTGGTAAAGCACCGCAAATCACGACATCGGGCAATAAATCGGGCGAAATCAAGCGTGTTAATGAGTTTAACCGCTATTTAGGTTATCGTAATTGGAAAGAGCATTTAACCGAAGCGATGCGCTATAAGTCAAAAGTTGGTCGTGGTTATTTGTTAGTTCATAATAAGGAAAACGATGAGTTTCCACGATTTAGCGAACTAGACCCATTGATGACTTTTGTTGCTTACGATCAATTTATCGACCCCGAAAGTCTATTTGGTTGTTATGTTTCGGTTATTGCCGATGATGAGTATATGTTTTATGTGTTTACACCTAATTTTGTTTATACATTTGTTAGCAAAAGTGGAAACGATGGCGTTTTAAGCGTTCCATTGTCGTTTGAAAAGACGCCACATTACTTTGGTCGTGTGCCGATTAACGAGTTTAGGAACGATAAAGATGAACAATCTTCTATTGAACCAGTCAAAGGTCTTATCTCGCTAATTTGTGCGATACAAAACGACATTGTTAGGGGAAATCACGAGGCGGTTAAGTCAATTTTACACATTGACGGGTTAAAAGTCGGAACGAAAGATGAGCAAGAAACATTTTTTGATTTATTCGTGCGTAAAGGCATGATGATTACCGAAAATGGTGCTACCGCAAAAATACTTAACAACGATATTAAACAAAGCGAAGCACAAAACACCAAGAAACAAGCATTACAAGACTTGTGGGCTATATCTAGGACTGCTAATTTCGCCGACCCAGAGTTTGCCCAATCGGCTAGTGAACCAGCGTTAAAACTTAAATTAAAGGGTGTATTAGATAAAGCGTTAGACGCCGAAAAGAACGCCACACCAACGATTAAACGCATTATGAAGTGTGTTTTGGCTTATGTGGAACACGAAAGTCCTAGTTTGTTTAGCAAAATTAAACTAGATATTAACCGCATGATTATAAAATACTTCCACCCATTACCAAGTAGCGATTTGGCAACCGCCACAATTCAATCGAACTTGTATAACATTGGTGCGTGGTCGCCCGAACTATTAAGCGAGTTTACCTTTATGCCAGAAGACATTGAAACTTACATGGAAACAGTTGTTAAGAAACCAGAGTATCAAGTCGAAAAAGAGGCACAAGGAAATAACGAAACCAATCGTGATAGACAAAACGAAGTTCCTAATGATATGAACCAAGAGGACAATTTCAAGAACTTTGCCGATGGTGAAGCCAATAAACTATAAAAAGTTAGTATTACATACTAAAAGCATGACAATAAAACTACTAATACACAACTAATGATTTTTGTTGTATTATTATGTTGATGATTTATGGATATAAATTGTCTAGTCTACCACGACGATAAATGCGGAAATGGCAAAGAGTGTGCGTAGCACTATAACTACGAGAAAGGAAACATTATGCCGAAGTATTTTAATGAAGACGAACAAAATGGGAACGGAACATTACCGCCCGATGTTCAAAAGTTAGTTGAAGAAGCATTAGCCGAGAAAGCGAAAGCACTAGAAGAAGATTATCGTAAGCGTTTCAATGAAAGCGAAAAAGGTATCCGAGAGAAGTATCAAAGGGAAGCCGAAAAAGCCAAGTTGAGCGCCGAAGAAAAGTTGAAACTAGAAAACGAAGAAAAGTTTAATGCTACACAAGCCGAACGAGATGCTTATAAAGCCAAATATCGTGATATGCTGGTTCGTGCCAAATTAAACGAAGCAGGGTTGCCAATCGAACTCTATATCGACAGCAAGAAGTTAGATGTTGAAGATGAAAAGTTAGACGAAGTAATCAAGTCGTTAAAGAAAACACACGACAGCATTATTAGCGGTGGTAAGACTTCACCAAGCACCACACCAAAAACCACTTCTAACACACCAACCAAGTTGAGTATGGAAGAAATGGAAGAACTAGCGACAAGCGATCCTGCAAAGTATCGTGAGTTGCGAAGACAACAACTATATAAAAAATAGCGGAATAAACCGCAACGAAAGGAAAACAAATTAAATTATGGCAAACACTTTTATTACCCCGTCATTAGTCGCACAAGAAGCCCTTATTGCTCTTGAAGAAAGACTAGCGGCATCAAACCTCGTCTATCGTGGCGTGGAACGAGATTTCAATTTACCACGAGCCAAAGGCGATACAATCAATGTGAAAGTTCCTGCGACTTTTACCTCAAAACAATTCGTTTCAACCACAGCGGCTCAAAACATTACGGAAAGTTCCGTTGCTGTCAAATTAGACACGATTGCCGATGTTAGCGTTGATATTACTGCGAAAGAAATGTCGTTGTCGATTGATGACCTTTCAACCCAAGTAATTCGCCCAGCCATTTACTCAATTGCCGAACAAATCGAAGAAAATGTGCTTGGTGCGTTGGTTGCTGGTTCATCGCTATCCGAAACAAAATCCGCCACCGCTGTCATTAGCGATATTGGCAAATTAGCGAAAGCCCTTGACCTTAAAAAAGTTCCGAAGTCCGAACGCTATTTATTCCTACACCCCGAACATCAATACGAATATGTCGTGTTAGATGCTATCGTTGGGTTTGACAAATCACAAAACATCGGTGCTTTGCGTGAAGCCGAAGTTGGTCGTGTGTTTGGCTTTGA